ATGCAAGTTGTTGCATTAATTGATAATCAAATTTATGAACACTACAAATTGACTTGCAATAATTATATTGCTCATGATTTGCGTTCTCCCGCTCGAACATCAAGCAGCCACAACATTGCGCGTCATTAAGAGAAATGAATGAAAGCACAAAAAAGAATACAAAATCCGAAAGAAATAGATCCGATTTTAATCGAAACTGAATTAAAAGCGGGAAAACTTGTTATTGTTCAATTTTCAGACAAATTATATACAGACCAAATACTTCATGAATTAAATGAACTTTGTCAAAAATATGACGATAACTTCAGTATTCGGTTTTATGGTCATTATAAGAATTTTTTTGATTGCAACACACTCTTAAAACTGCCTAATGTAAAAGCCCTTTGGCTCGACTGTTTGTTAAAAGCCGACAATTTGAATGTCCTGACTGAATTACAAAACTTAAAACGACTAAGTCTTGGAATATATGAACTTAAAGAAACAGAAATTTTTAACGCGAAAAATTTACAAAAGCTTGAAAAACTCATTATTGGAGAGACAAAAACAAAAGCACTTAACTTGGAATATCTAAAAAATTATGTTGATTTAAACTATCTAATTTTAAACGGTCAAACTAAAAATATTGAAGCTCTCGGAAATCTGACAAATTTGAAATATTTAGGATTGAATTCTATATCAAAAGTTTCTTTAGATTTTATAAACAAACTCAAGAATCTAAAATCGTTACGCTTCGTTTTAGGAGGACGAGAAAATTTAGATGAAATCGGTATAAATTCAATAGAAACACTTCACATAATAAGAGTTCGAGCATTCAAATCGTTCGCAAATATTGCAAACTTCGTAAAGCTGAAAAGACTTTTGATTGAAGACCAAATACAACTTACAGAATTGCATTTTAACGAAAAACTTACAGAATTAGAAGAACTTACATTAATAAACTGTAAAACTCTTAACTCATTGACCGGACTTGAATGTCTGAAAAGTTTGAATCAATTGAGAATAATTAAAACGAATATAAATTTTGAAGAACATATTAAACAGTCATTTCCGGAAAAGCTCGAAAAATTTACGTTTCTTACAGGAAAGACGAAAATAGATAAAGAAATTAAAGAGCATATATCGAAAAAGATACACTTGACTTCATAAAGTTTTGCATGAAGTTCAGATACATAGAGATTCGTTATCGACCAATAAAGATGTGACATCCTTAGGTTTTGATGGAGACGTTCATTAACCTAACTTTTGGTGCAAAAAGATTAAGAATCAACCACTAACAACCTGTATTTTATTTTGTAAAAAACAGATTATTTATATAAAAGTTATATATTTGCCAAAAGGTCAAATTTTTGTAATCCTTCATGACGTGAAATGTAAGTGGTTAAGTATGAGCAAATATAAACGGATTAATAACAAGGGAAAATAGCATCAATACATAATAATTAAACATTTAAAACAATGAAAAAAGTAGTAATTTTATTGAGTTTAGTAGTGCTTTTTACTGTTTCTTGTGTAGAAAGCGAATTGGAACCTCAAATTTCCAATGTAAGTTGGACTCCTTGTGAACAAAATAAACAAGGCGAACAAAGCACATTGAAAAGCGAAACATTTTCGGATAAAGTAGATGTAGAGTTTTCCGACAAAGGGATACAAATTTTGTACTACGATTTCGAGGTGCCATGCGATTTCACGACTGTGAATGTAACCCACACTTTTGTAAACGGAGTTTTGAATATTACACAGCAAGGTTTTCCAAATCAGGCGAATTGTGTATGTTATACCAATGTTTCATATACAATTGGTGAAATTTCGCAGGACAAAGTGAATGTAATTTTTATCAATGGAGAACAAGTTTATTGTTATAATAATGGTAATAATCAATCCGATTGCGACCAAAATGTAATAATTAGCCAAATCGAATACAACAATGCTCCAAACCACCCTGTCATGATTTTTGATATGAATATTGAAGGCGATTGTTTGAAAATCAAATTTGGAGCAAGTGGGTGTAGCGGAGATAATTGGACTGTAAAGTTAATTGATTGTGAAGTAGTGGCAGAATCAATGCCTTGTCAAAGAACATTGCGACTTTCTCTCAACGACATAGGAGTTTGTGAGGCTTATTTTCAGAAAGAAATGTCTTTTAATATAAAAGACTTGCAAATTCAAGGAGACCGTAGTGTTCAACTTAATATTTTGGGAAAATCAATTCTTTATGAGTATTGAAAAACGTTTAGCGTTATGTATGTCTGTAACTAGAATCGTGGTGCAATTATTTCTTCCAAATGTTTTTGATTTGTAACACAAGATGTTAACCATTGTTTTTCGGTTTAACTCTCGGTTTAACTTTGTCGTTATTTAGGGGCTAAATCAAGGCTTTTTAACAACAAAAAAAGCAGTCGCATTTTCTGTAACTGCTTCATTCATAGGTGTCCCTGGGAGGGGCTAAATGATATTTAATTTATCCATTTTCTTACTTGCTGAAAAACAATAAATTGTTGATGTAATTTATTGATAATTAAATAGTAATTGTTGTATTGTTGATTAAAGTAGATTACATGAAATTTCAATAAATTCAATACTTTCGTTGCAAGTTTGCTGTGTTTCGTTGCAAGTTTGTTATATTTGCAACGACAAATATCGTAAAAAAATGGCATCAATAACTGCATTTATTAGGACAAGCAAAGATAAAAGTTCTTTGTGTAAGATTCGATTTCGTTTGTATTATGGAAAAAACAAACGAAATTACGGAGTTAGCAACTTAACCATTCTCTCGAACGATTGGGACTCAAAAAACCAACAGATAAAAAGCAGAGTGATTTATGATGATGAAAAAAGAAGCGAGCTTAACAAATCAATAAACAACCACAAGGAATATATACTAGACCAATATAACCAAGAGCTAATAAATTCGGAGTTGCCTAAAAATTGGATGCAAGAAAAATTATCCGAGCTGTATAGTCCGAACCTAAAAAAAATTACAGACAAAGAAAAAGTAACATTCCTAGAAGCTTGGGATTTATTTATAAACAGAAAAGATATTTCCGAAGGGAGGAGAAAAACTCTTCTAACGACAAAAAACGCTTTAGTCAGATTTTCAAAGGTTAAGAATCTTGATTTAGCTTTTGAGTACTTTAATAAAGATACGATTCGACTGTTTGAAAAGTACGCTTTCGATGAACATAAAATTATACATCTCTATCCTGAAGTGTTTGGAGGATTAAAAACTAAGCATTTGCCAAAAGAAAAAAGCAAAAATGGACTAATTGGTACAATGAAAAAGATTCACGCCTTCTATGAATTTTGCAAAGCTGAAAAATTCACAACGCATGATGCCTTTGATGGATTTTCAATAGGAACTCCAGTGTATGGCACGCCTATCTACATCACAAAGGAAGAAAGGAATATTATTAATGCCTTTGATTTCAAAGAAGACTTAAGATTAGCCACGCAGAGAGATATATTTATTTTTCAATGTCTAATCGGTTGTCGTTGCGGAGACCTTCTTAGACTCAAAAAAAATAACATCTATAACGGCGTTTTGTCTTATATTGCAAATAAAGGAAAGAAAGAAAAGCCGATTACTATTCAGGTTCCGTTATCAAAGGCGGCAAAGGGATTGGTCGAACGCTACAAAGATTATAGCGGAGAAAATTTATTCCCTTTCATTTCCAGTCAAAAGTATAATGATGCTATAAAAGAAGTTTTGAAACAGTCTGGAATAAATAGAATAGTTGCAGTTTACAATCCGAAAACAGAAAGCGAGGAACTAAGACCTATAAATGAAATTGCAGCTTCTCATATGGGAAGGAGGACATTTATAGGGAATTTATTCGCCAAAGTGAAAGACCAGAATATTGTAGGCTCAATGACCGGGCACTCGGAAGGAAGCAAGGCATTTTCCCGATATCGAGATATTAATCTTGATATAAAGAAAGAAGTTATTGACGATTATTTGGATTGAAACCTTCGAGATTTTCCGAGAATCTCGAAGCTTCTTTCATTATTTATCTCCTTTTTAATTGTAGTACATTAGCATCTGGATCTCCCTCTATGTATAAAGTTAAAAGTTTTACTATAAGCTCTTTTTTAGTTAACTTCAAGATGATCCATTCCGGATTGTATTTTGCTTCCAATTCAAGATGTCCGAACTCGTCAATGATACTAATTGCATCAGTCCAAAAATAAATTGTGTCATTAAGGACTTGATAAGGTATATCTCTGATTGGTGGAGATATTAAGGCCGATGGATGCCCATCCGTTGCTTTTGAATAATGATAGTACTGATAGGTGTCTCTTTTGAAATCAAACCCTATCTCGCCATACTCTACTCCTAAAAAGGCTCCATCATAAGCAACCCATTCTCCAATGATGCTTTTGTTGTAGTCGTCAATATCTATTTCGCCAGAACAAGAGAACAAAATGAAAGAAACTAACAGCAATAAACTCTTTTTCATTCTTGTAAGTAATTTGAAAGAGATTTCAATACATCATCTGCATAATTGTAAATATCATCAAGGCTATCTATATCATGTCTATTTTCTTTTCTGTTTTCATCAATGGTACAAATATATTTCTGTTTTCCATTAAAGTACAGTCTACACACTGTCTTTTTCGTATTATCTAGCATAATCGCAAAATACCCTTTTGTGTCCTTAAATATAACCCTTTGTATTTCTACTTTTTGTCTTAGTATTGATTTGACAATCATGTAGCCTTCCATTTCGTCCACAGTTGTAACAATTCCATCATCAGGCACAGTAGATTCTTCCTTTTCTTCTTCTTTTACGACTTCGGTAGTTTTGTCATTTGACGATGCTAAAGCAGATTTTAATCTATCTGTTATTTGGTCATTGATATAGCTGTGAATTGATTTTTTGAGTAATAGAGTAAATTGCTCTAATATTTTTTGAGTTACGACTCCATCATATACTTGTTTCGCAAATAATTTGACAAATTCAGGACTCGGAGAATTAAATTCCCTTCCAATAACATTCTTTAATTCTCTGGTGTATTTTAATTCACTTGCGGAGCTTAAAATGTTGTCTACATTAAAGTATGACTTATGAAACTTCTTTAGCTCTTCGATGTGACTATCTTTCAAATTTGTTATGTCAATTTGAAGAAATGGCTTTTCGTCCATCTTATTAGGAACTTCGAGGTCTGTATAAAACCGGTATTGGATACCATTTGTCAATATTCCAAATTTTGCAGGGGAAACATGAAAGTATCTTAGTAATTGATTGTCATGCAATGTCAATTCTTGCTCCCAATGCTTGCATTCGATTAAAATGACTGGTGCTCCTTCTGAAAATATGGCATAATCTATTTTTTCGCCTTTTTTCGTTCCTATGTCACACGTATATTCAGGAATAACTTCAATCGGGTTAAATACATCGTATCCTAGTGCTTGCAAGAAAGGCATAATTAACGCGTTTTTTGTAGCTTCTTCCGTTTGAAGATTTTCTTTTAATTTTTCAACTCTTTCTGCGAGTTGTTTAATGTAATCTTTGAAATCCATAGTGATATTTTTTATGTGTTTTATTTTAATAAATTAATAATTTTATATTTTTGCGTAAATGGTAAGAATAGCAACTTTTATGTTATCACTTACCCACAGCAATTTAACCAAATTCTTACCTTGTTGTGGCTGCCTGTCTTGTGCTTTCGTTTTCGGCTGGCTGCCCCTTTTTAATCTTCTCAATTTCTTCTTTTAATGAATCAATTTCAATTCTTAATTCTCTGTTTTCTTTAAAAATTTCATTACAATATCTAATTTCAGCATCGTATTCCTGTTTTAACTTGTCGTTTTCCTCCTGTAATTTAGAATCATTATAAATAACAGACTTGTTTGTCATCTCCATTTCCCCTTTGCCAGTTAGTAGCCAATTCATAGAATATTGAGGGAATTTTTCAGAAATCTTTATAAGCAAATCCGAACCTGGAGTAGAATCTCTTTTGAAGCTGGTATTCAGAGTATCAACAGAAACTCCAATTACTTCACAAAATAGCTTTTGGGTTATATTCTCTGCCTTAATAAGCTCTCTAACTCTGTTATTTATTTCATTTTCCATTTTGTTTGTGTTTTTTTTATTTGTAAATGTTCAAATGAACACTATCTTTGCGTTTTATTTATTTCATTAACTAATTAAAATTTATCATTATGTCAGAAATTAAACTAGGTCAAAAAGTCAAAGACTCCATTACTGGATTTGAGGGTATCGCAATAGCAAAATGCGAATACCTAAATGGTACATCTATGTACGAAGTAACTGCATCTGATAGCTCAAACAAATTAGATTCTCATTGGATCGATACAAGCAGGCTAAAAGAAGTAGAGTAACACAGCGCATTATTCCCATTAATAGGGAGTTGTTTGTAGCTCCCTAATTATTCCCCTTTTTTGGCGGGGGAGGAGGTGTATTAGAACCTCTCGGCACATTCGCTTGTACTTCTCCTTTTGCTGGCGGAGGCGGTGTTTTAGGGATTGTTGGAATGTCTTTTCTTTGGAAATCTTTACTCATAACTATTCAAACTTATTAAAATACACTTTGTTTATATAATCTTCGCTTTCTAAATAAATCTTTCTTTGTTCTTTCTCCGATATGCTCCTAATCAGCTTATTCAACAACGAATATCTGTTACTTTCTTCTTCTTTCATGTCAAACAATGAATGAATCATTTCGTTTTCTGTTATTATATTTTCATTGAAATCATACCATAGCCTTTCCAGTTTATTCATGTATTTAGAATAAAAATCCATTAACCGGTCAAGTTCTGAAAACTCTTGCTCTGATTGATATATTCCGGATAATGCCGTTTTTAATATTGATGTAAGTGCCACAAAAGACACTCCAAATATAGCCACGCGTCCGTCTATAAGACTCCCTAATGCTCCTATCGTGGAAGATGCAATAATAATAGAATCAATAGAACGCAGCATCCTTCTACCTCTATCAGTATATTTCTGCAAGCAAATGATATTTGCTTTTGCTTGCTTTAATTCTTCCCATATTCTATTTCTAGCTATCATAACTAATTATAGCTCCTCCTATTTATAATAATTCTACATAATCATGTCTTCGCACTTGTTCTTATTTAGAATTAAAACAAATAAAGTTCTTTTGAACATTTATTCGTGCTTTTTCTTGCAAAATGTTCAAATGAACATTATCTTTGCAAAGTAATTAATAATCGTTAAGCAAATATACAAATAAAAATATAAACAATCATGAAAACATCAATCAATAAATCAGCAATAATGAAAAGAGCTTGGGAAATATTCAGAAGTGAGAACGTTACTTTCTCTTTCGCACTTTCCAAATCATGGAGAGAAGTTAAATCCCCCGATTTATTTGCTGCTATGAAAGCAATGGATAAAATAATGACAGAGAACAAGGCTAAAAAGCCCTCATGGAATACAGAGCCATCACAATCCACTCCAGCCACTTATTATCCGGGAGCTGCTGAATACTATCAATCAGGTAGAAGATATTACGGAGATTAATTACTAACTATAAAATAAATGATATGAAAACGACAAAGAGTCGAGTAGAATCCATAGGAGATGTGCGCATGGAGATAACACCCATAATATTGACTGCGGTATTAGTAATATTTAGTATTGTTGTCATTGCGCTGCTCGCGGGCGCTTTCCATAAGGCAGATAAGCCAAATGAAACAGAGATTTTGCAAAAGACAGAGTTGATAGATAAACTAAAAAGCGGAGACTTTACATCAGAAGAATTTGACTATATAGTAGGAGAAGACAAAGAATTAATGAGATTAAAACACGAAATAGTAAAAGAATAACAGGAGCAAAACAAAATAAATATGAATACAATAGCGAAAAGACAAAAAAAACTTCGGCGAAGAGCTAATGTAGCTGCAATGGAAGATGCCGCTCTTTCTCTTAAAGCAGGAGAATCTAAGGCATTTAAAGCAGTAGATGTCGAGACAGTTGCAAGTATTAGAATGCGATTGAGCAGACTTAAGGGAGAGGAAGGCGTTTCGTATGAAACGAGTATCGAAGGTAACAATATAGTCATAACACGCATAGCGTAATAAATAGTAAACAATCAATCATGAATGACCTATCTTTTTTAATAAATAATCCGGAAATAGCCAAGGATATACGGCTGGATGTGAGCGGAGAGGATTTGCTTTATTTTGCTAATACTTTAATTGGCATTGCGAAAAAAGAGGGCGAGAAAGAAGCCGCAAGAAAAGAAAATAACCGATTGGTTGACCGCGAAGAAGCAGCGAGAATATTAGGAGCATCACTTCCTACTCTATGGAGGTGGAATGAGAAAAAGATTTTAACTCATAGGAAAATAGGCAAAAAGGTGTATTACAGATTTAATGATATTCAAAAGATATTGGGTGAAAAATGAGGTAACGGTGTTTTGTGCAGTTCGATTCTGCACACCTCGCAAATAGCTGTCGAATATTAATCTCTTAGAATAAAACAATAGCAGCTAAAAAGTTCTTTGACGTATTTGAAACTGGACAGTCCTCAATCTGTCAGGCGAAACGAAATAATCGGAAAGAGTAGCCAAATTGGGGTAAACGGAGCGTAATGCGCTGCTTGTAGGGTTAATCCCTTTCCGTTGAAAAATAAACAGCACAGATGAAACGAAATACGCGCTTTGCGCGGTAAAATATTTCCCGCTCCGTTCAATTCGGTTAGTAATTTTTGGCGATTGGCGGGAAGCAAAGCAGTATTAAACAACAAAATTAAAAATTATGAGCAGAAAACTTAAAAAATCAATTGCGATTCCAATAAAGATAATCGTGATTTCAGCACTATTGTATTTATCAGTGTGGTTGTTCAATCATGTAAATCCGTGGCTTGGAATATTTTCAAGCCTTGTAATTATAATCTATTTATTCAACAAATTATCAATTAAGATGAAAAATTTATTAAAAATGTTCGTGCTTATATGCACGTTTGCGAGTCTTGTGTCGTGTGAGAGAGTTGCTCCCAATTATGCCGGAGTACTAATGGAGAATTTCGGGAAATCCGGGAAAGAAGATTTTACTATTGTAACAGGGAGGGTAAATGTCGCAGCTCCCGGAACGGAATTATTTCAAGTGCCACTATTTGACCAAAGAGGGGAATTTGAAACTCCTACTACATTAAAAGCTGCTGACAATACAGAATTTAATGCCAGACCGACCTACTCTTATCGTGTCATAAAAAACAGAGCTATTGACATTGTGTTTGACAACAAGCACATTGGAAGCGGAAATGATTTCATGGAGTCATTAGAAGATAACATATTAGAACCTCGAATTTACGATTTAATAAAAGAGGAAAGCCGAAAGCACAGAACGGACGACTTAATGGCGGATGGAGGTTCTTTAATGTTCGAGAAGAAGCTTGAGGATATTGTTTTAGCTGAATTTGAAAAACGAGGATTAACATTAATGACATTTTCTGCACAGTTAGAGTTCTCAAATAAAGTTAAGGCAAAAATTGACAGTAGAAACGAAGTAAATACCAATATAACAGTTCTTGACCAGCAAATTGAAGAACAAAAGAAAAAGAATCAATTAGAGGAATTGAAAACCGAACAGAATTTAATCCGTTCAAGAGGTCTTACCGACAAACTGCTTCAAGAACAGTTTATAGACAAGTGGGACGGCAAAACGCCACTCTACAATGATGTCAACACGATTATCAAAACAGTAAAATAATACAATGCCCGGTGTCTATTTGCTTAGTATCCGGGAGCAAACAAAAAGGGTGGGCTCTAAATTTAGTAGTATAATTATAATAGTTGAGATTTACAGTCTGAGTCTGCCCTTTTAAGTAATAACATAAAATGAACATTATGAAATTAGATTTATCGGTACAATTTATCTGTTCTATTCTGCTAACAATAGCAGCTATCGGAATGATGGTCGCAGCATTCGTTTATGATTCAGTATCCATTTGGAAAGCATTTACAATCATCTTTGCGACATTCTCAATATTATTTATTAAACAATCTTATAAAGAATTAAGACAATCATAAATTACATTAAAAACAGAATTATCATGACAAAAGAAGAATTGATAAACCTATCAAAAGAAGAATTGGTAGAAAAAGTAGTAGAATTAATCGAACAGCTAAAATCGGAAAAACAAACATCGAAGCTCTATCAAGATTGGCATCGCGAAGAAACAAAGGAAAAAGAATCTCTTATCGAATTTGTAAATGGGTGCAAAGGAATGGGAGATATGATGTCGTTAGCGGCTGAAAGTATTATTAACAAATCCAAATAATAATCACATTAAAATAAATTATCATGACATTAATTAAAAGACCAATGGAGCTAAGCGTTCCAACAAAAATTAAAGCACTGATTTATGGTCAGGCAGGTATGGGAAAAACTACATTAGCGTTATCCGCTCCCAAGCCATTACTATTAGACTTTGACAATGGTATCCACCGTGTTAATTACGGACATCAGGCTGATACAGTGCAGATTCACAATTGGCAAGAAGCAAAGCAGGTAATTCAAGAAAATTTATCTCTTTATGATGCGATTGTAGTTGATACAATCGGAAAGATGATGGACTACATTATTAGTTATGTTACTAATGGAGGTATTCCTCAAATCAGAGATTGGAATAAAATCAATCAGGAATTTTCGACATTTGTTCGGGATATTTCCATGATGCAAAAAAACATCATTTTCGTTGCACATCGCGACATTAGAAAAGAGGGAGACGATAATGTATTTGTTCCGGCTTTGCGCGAAAAGTCGTACACTGCAATCGTTACCGAATTAGATTTGCTTGGATATGTAGAAGCAAAAGGAAACACGCGAACAATCACTTTTGATCCAACAAGCCGAAATGACGGAAAAAACACCTGTAATCTTCCCGGATTAATGAATATACCTACTGTTGTAGATGCTGACGGTCAGGCGTTGCAAAATGTGTTCTTTCAAACTCAAATCATAGCTCCCTATGTCGCTAATCTTGAAGCGAGATTGAATGCGGCAAAAGCATACGATTCTGTAATAGCTGAAATAAAAGATAACATCGACTTGATTACTGATGATGTGTCTGCAAATGATTTTATTTCTCGAATTGATTCATTTGACCATGTAGGAAATTCAAAAGCAGCAGCCGGACAATTGATGTGTAGCAAGGCGCTCGAATTAGGCTTGAAACTCAACAAAGAGAAGAAATATGAAAAAACAGCTTAAATATTTGTTTTACGCAACTCTCTTAGACGCATATCAAGATTATTTGAGTAGTGATAAAATTTATCAGGAGTATTGGGGGTTCAGCGAGAACCCCGAGTTCTCCGAAGATGAATTTCACGAAAAGAAGCGGCTTGAATTGATTGACCGAATTAACCGCGTTCCATTTGATAGCGAAAAGGCAGACAGAGGAACGGCTTTCAATGAGGTTATCGATTGCTTGATATTAAATCGCAAATCAGATAAAATGAAGATTGATAGAATTTGCGACCCCAATGACAATACTCTTGTCACAAATATTCGAGTGATATATAATGAGCATGAGTTTATTTTTCCGATAGCTCTTTGCCGAGAGTTTGCGGATTACTACAAGGGGGCTATTCCGCAAGTGCACGTTGAAGCTGTTCTTCCGACAAAATATGGCAATATTCTATTATATGGGTATGTTGACGAGTTAATGTCCGCATCCGTTCATGACATCAAAACAACAGGAAAATACAGTGCCGGGAAATTTAAGAATCATTGGCAGCACATTGTTTATCCTTATTGCCTTTGCGAGAGCGGAAGCCAAGTGCGTGACTTTGAATATAACATAGCGGCACTGAATCAAACTAAATATGAATTGAAATATGAGACATTTACAGAGTTCTACAGCTATGTTCCCGAAGTAGATAACCTACGTCTTACAAAACACGTTGAGGGATTAATTGAGTTTATCGAAGCTCACAGGGATTTGATTACAGATAAGAAAATTTTCAATCAACACGAATAATTAAAATATGAAACGAGAATTTACACCTGATAATATTCAGGAACTAGAGAAAAACAAAATATTTGTTTTCGGCTCAAACATGAACGGAAAACATGCCGGTGGCGCAGCCAAATTTGCAGTTGAAAAATTTGGCGCAATCGAAGGGCAAAGCGAAGGCTTGCAAGGACAGTCGTATGCAGTTCCAACACTTGGAAAAGATATGGAGAAACTGCCATTAGAGAGCATCTCTCAAAGCGTAGACGACCTTTATTCTTTCGCGGATGAAAATGCAGACCTGATATTTGTTGTAACAAAAATTGGATGTGGAATCGCTGGTTTTTCAGAAACCGAAATAGCAGATATATTCAAGTCAAAATCATTCACACCCTTTAATGTGGTTCTTCCTATGGAGTTTTCGATAATAAAAGGCGTTAAGGGGTTTGACAAAAATATGCAGTGTCGGGGAATGCAGTTTGAGGAAAATAAAGAATTTCATCAGGACGGCACTATAAAAGCTTGTGAGAATGGGGTTCATTTCTGCGAAAATCCATTGCAAACACTCAGATATTACAGCGCGAACAATAGTGAATTTTGCGAAGTTGAGGGACATGGCAATCTAGACTCGCATATTGAAGATAGTAAAATTGCTGTGTCCGACATTAAAATAAAAGGAAAAATAAAACTTCCTCAATTACTCGAATTGGGGTTTGAATTTACCAGGAAACAAGTTGGCTTCTTTAGAAAAAGAGCTGATATTTTAATTTCAAAAAACACAAGTGACTCCTCAGTGAATAGCGGTCTTGACTACTCAGTGAATAGCGGTCGTGACTACTCAGTGAATAGCGGTCGTAACTCCTCAGTGAATAGCGGTCTTGACTACTCAGTGAATAGCGGTCTTGACTACTCAGTGTGTGCCGGAAGATTTTATTCTGAAATAAAATTAGAGGGAAAGAACTCTTTCGGAATAGCCGGGAAAGATTCTAAAATAAAAGGAAAAATCGGATGTGCTATCTGCCTTGTAGAATACAATAGGAATAATGACATAATAGGTGTGAAATCAGCTTTAGTTGATGGCGAAATTATCAAAGAAGATGTGTACTACAAGTTAATTAACGGAGAATTTGTAGGAGTCGAATAATATCCGGGAGCGCAAAAGCTCCCATAATTGGCAATCTTAGACGAATGGAAGTCGCTCGACTGTTAATCGAGAAAGGAGGGTTCGATTCCCGGATTGCCACAATCTTCGAAACGAGAAGTGAATTTCGTCACTCAAGATTATATACTGTGGTATGCGCTGAAAAGCGAGGAATCCATGAGCAGAGAGTTCATGAAGTTTTAATCTGCTGACAGCTCGGAAAGACGAGCATTTTAATAAAAACAATATGCTATATAATCCACGCAATCCAATAGATAAAGAAAAAGCAATTAGGAAATTCAATAAGCTGATTGTGGAAACAGACCTCTTTGAGCTTACTCAAAAAAAACAAAGAACAGGAAGACAGAATAATTATCTACATCTCATTCTTTCTTGGTTTGCTTTGGAATATGGAGAAACAATGAAATACGTAAAAAAGGAATTTTTCAAAATTAAATTAAACCTTGATATTTTTGAATTTGACCGAATTAACCCAAAAACAGGAGATGCTAGAAAAGACTTAAGGAGTTCGGCTGATTTAACCTCATCGGAAATGGGAGTCGCAATTGAGCGTTTCCGAAATTGGGCATCAAAAGAATGCGATATATATCTTCCTGAAGCTAACGAGCATGAATTTTTGAAAGCTGTACAGGTTGAGATTGACAGAAATAAACAATGGTTATAAATATATTATGATTCACGAAGAAAGCAAAATACAAATAGCTTGCGTAAAATGGTTTCGCCTACAATATCCATTGCATAATCTTTTTGCGATTCCCAATGGAGGTAGGCGCGGAAAGATAGAAGCCGCAATAATGAAAGGAGAGGGAGTCTTGGCGGGTGTGGCTGATTTGTTTTTGTCAAATCCGTCAAAGGGATTTCACGGATTATACATAGAAATGAAGACACAGAAAGGAAAGCAGAACCCCAATCAAATAGCATTTCAAAGAAAGGTTGAATTATCCGGATACAGATATGTGATTTGTCGGAGTTTGGATGATTTTATAGAAGAAGTAAATAAGTATTTGATATAAAACTTAAATCTAATAAAAATGGATGAAATAATATTTGATTTAATAAACGAAATCCGAGAAGAAAAGCTGTCGAATGAGAAAAAGTATTCTCATGTGATGCTTTTGGAATTACAAGCAAGCTTTAATAAGATGCTTAGAAATTCATTAAGCAGACTGGAGAGCGACAAAAGAATAAAGACAGGAGATACGATTAACGATAGATATATAGAAATAACTTAAAAAATAAAAATTATGAATTGGTTTGAATGTAAAGTGTCTTATGAAAAGACAATGGAAAATGGTGTTCAAAAGAAAGTGACAGAGCCTTATTTGGTTGATGCTCTTTCTTTTACAGAAGCGGAAGCGCGCATCATCGAAGAAATAAAGCCCTATATCAGCGGCGAATTTACGATTACAGATATTAAAAGAGCAAGATTTGGCGAATTATTTTTTAATGAAGAAGGCGATCGTTATTATGCTTGCATATTAGAATTTATCACACTTGATGAAAGAAGTGGAGCAGAGAAAAGGACTAAATGCCAGATGCTCGTTCAGGCTTCTACGCTAAATGAAGCAATGGCTAACCTAGATGAGGGCATGAAAGGAACTATGTCGGATTACAACAGTGTTTGCATTAAAGAAACCAAAATAATGGATGTTTTTCCATTTGATAAAAAATGAAATATGAAAGAGCTAAATGATTTTTTACTGAATATGTTTACCGGCAACGACAGCGACGAGTTGCGCCCGGCAATGATGTTTCCTAATTTGAAAGACGGGATTGTATATGCCACTGATGCACGCGTATTGATTGCTATTCCAGAAACGGAATTGTCGTTAAACTACAAGACGAATGACAAATATCCAAATGCAAAAAAACTGTTAGATAATCTTAAAAACAGTGCTCTAACGAGTATTAGGGTAAGAGTGTCTGATTTGGCTAAAGAACTGACCAAGGCAAGAATGTCAGTTGATAGTGCTTCAATAGACTGCAAGGAATGTGACGGCACAGGTGATGTAGAGTGGGAATACAAATCAAAAGACCGTATGGCTCACAATATGACAGCCGATTGTCCGGTCTGCGATGGCGATGGAAGTTCTGATATAGAGCATCCATTTGCACGGATTGAATTGTCAATGATAGAAGATAAGGAGACAGGAGTTAGTGTCGGAATAGCTATCGGGGATTTATACTTTCATCCATTTCAACTATACCGACTATTTATGGTTGCGTTGATAAAAGGATATGAAAGCATTGAAATTTTCTATAATAAAGAAAGCTATGGACAAACCATTACTTATTTTGACAATATAAAAGTGTTAGTGATGGCAATGGCAAGACCTGAGCAATGAAATCATAAAGAATGAAATAATATGAATACATCATTTGAACGAAAAGCAAAAGCCACAGATGAGTGGTATACGCCACTTGAAATAATACAGAGCTTGGGCGTATTTGACCTAGACCCCTGCGTGGCTATTAATCCTCTTTGGAGTACTGCAAAAAAGATGTATAACAAAGATGATGATGGGCTAAAGCAAGAATGGAGCGGTCGCGTATGGCTCAATCCTCCATATTCAAGGCCACTAATTAATCTATTTGTACGGAAGTTAGCGGAGCACGGAAACGGCATTGCCTTATTGTTTAATCGATGCGACAATAAGATGTTTCACGATATCATTTTTAAAAAGGCATCCGGAATAAAATTTCTCAGAAAGAGAATAAACTTCTATCGTCCAGACGGAACAACTGGAGATAGTCCCGGATGTGGTTCTGTTCTCGTGTCTTTCGGGGTTGAAAACGCAAGAATACTTAGAGATTCAAAAATAGAGGATGTTTTTCTTTCTATCAATAATTAAAAATAAAAATATGGACGAAAAAGATTTAATAATAGCAGAATTACAAAGAAAGTTAGACGATGCAATAACAACGAACGCTAATCTCATGGACACTATTAGTGATTTGGAAAATGAGTTAAGCAGAATTTCGGATGCGATTTGCGATGTATACAGAAGTATTTAAATTAGACCCAACATAAAGAATATAACGAAAAAAAAATAAATTAGACCGAAAACAAATGGAAATTATAAAACATAAAACACACGATGGCATTAAAACGGCTCACCAAGCAGCTTTAACAAATAAGTTTATGAAGCAAATACGATGTTCTGCTTTGGATTATTTTCCATCGGCAGACAAATGGAACTTCCGAGTATATGACCATTTAGGTAACACAATAGAATTTCACGAATTTAAAACAAATTTAGACCGATGGAAAAAGAAGTAAGAAAAACATGTAACTGCATAAATTGGCATCCTTCTGAGAAGCCGAATCAAGGAAAAAGGGCAATTTGCTCTTATTGTAAGAAACCAAGAAATTAGAGCATAAATGTGGATGTGTTCTTGTTGAGCATCTCCACATTAAAAACGAAATCAACCTAATTACGGGTAAAAAATATTCTGAATTAGGGCACGCCAATAGGCGGTATTTCGTAGAACTATGTAATGAACATATAACTGCTAAAATTTAGACTATATGAAAGAAAAAACATTTAAGCGAATCATGTGGATAATTGCTATGATTATACCATTCGCAGCGGCTATTTTATTTTCGGAGGAATGGTTGTATATGTATATTGGTTTAGCTGTATATAGATTTTTCAACGAATAATTATGACACACGGAAGTCTATTTAGTGGCATTTTTAAGATAATAAACGAATTAAAATGAATTATATCGAACTAATAAGAGGTTTTTGGCGTTCGCACGAAGAACATTCATTCAGCACCACAGAAATAGCGGTTTATTTCCATTTAGTGGAGGTATGCAATATCTGTCATTGGAAGAATCCATTCAAGCGTAACAATGCTAAAATCGGAGCGGATTTAAGCATCTCATTTAACACTCTTAAAAATGCTCGAAATAAATTACAGCAAGCAGGATTAATATCTTTCAAAACGACAAATGGAAGTCCTAATGTTCTTTATACCTTGTCAAAATTAGACAAGGTTACTAACGAGGTTAGTGCTGAGGTTGACAACAAGGTTACTAACGAGGTTAGTGCTGAGGTTTTGCCGACTAAAGATAAACAAAACAAAACTAAACAAAACATTAAAAAAATAGATAAAAAAAATCTTGAAAATGTTTTTGAGGAATTTAGAAAAATCTATCCGGGAACCAAGCAAGGATTCAAAACCGAATTTGAAAACTTCTGCAAAAAACATCAGGATTACTCGGAAGCTGTTTTTCTATTGAAACCTGCACTTGAAAAATTAATCAGTTGGAGAAATTCGAGAAGACAAGCTGGGCAATTTGTGCCCGAACACACCCATTTGAAAACTTGGCTTAATCAGCGCAGGTGGGAGTCTGAGCTTGAAAATTTAGAGGAAGGAGGTAAAAATGAAAGCGCATTCTGCGGTGTCCAAAATTGATTTATTCAAAAAGGCGGTCTACTGTGTTTGTCCTGAATTTCAGGTAACGAATGAAAACAAACAGTTGCTAAACGACTTATATGCGTATTGTAACGCTGAAAACGGAAAATACAATCCGACAAAAGGCATTTGGCTATGGGGGTCTATTGGGACCGGAAAATCCACTTTGTTGAAAATTATAGAAAAATATGACAGTTTTCTGCATCCGCTTGAACTTACGCATGATAGTGTGAGAAACCATTGGCATAGAAACTCAGGAGGTTTTGTGATTTCAAATTCAACGAAAATCGCTATGGATTTTTCGGATAGAGGTATTTGTATTTTAGAATATCTTACGTACAACAACGGAAAGCCCTTGACAATAGGCTTCGATGAAGTCGGACGAGAACCTATTCCGGTTAGGAATTTCGGAACAGAGCTAAATATAATGCAATATATTATCCAAGCAAGATACGAGCTTTTATCGGAGTGTAAAACCCACGTAACGACAAATCTTTCGCTTGAAGGTATTCATAAGTTGTATGACTATTACGTTGCCGATAGAGTAAAGGAGATGTTTAATGTCATCGAATTGAAAGGAAAAAGTTTCAGGAAATAATTTAAAATTTTAAAACAAATATTAGACCTTTCGGCGTATAGGTAGCCGAGCAAAATAACAATGAAACATTTTAAACAAGAACAACCGTATGGGTGTGGGCTATATGCTCTCGCTAATGCTTTTCAAGACAACTGGCCGATAACAGAAAGAAATCTGGAAAGAGAGGTAAATGGAGGTAATGTTGGCAAATTAAATCAGTATCTTTTTGAAAGAGAGGAGAATTGTTATATATCATATCTCAGGTACAACAATCAAGAACCTGTTGAAATGATTGATTTTAGCACTACAGACTTATCAAAAGACCCTTACGATAATTGCTGGTATCCATTCTTTATTGTTGTACCATCAACAAAAGAAAAGAATCATATCATCTGTTGTCGATATATGAAAGATAATTCAATAGTAGTACATGATTCATTGAAAGATAATCCAGATATTTTTCAAACATTCTCTGAATTTGAAAAGAATTACCCTAAAGTATTATCCATTGAAGCACTGTTTATGCTGGATAATTCCATGCCAGCTATTTTATTTAATAACTAAAAATAGACCATGAGTCGAGAATTAGAACATATTGATGATTTGTGTCGCCGATGCGGTTATTTCAATACCGAAGTAAGCGATTTGTTTTCCGGATATTCCTACTTTCATCCTGATTTCGGAGATGGAGATTTAGCTCAAAAAGTAAAAGGGATTTGGGATTGTTGCGATGAAAACAGGAAGGGTTTCCTTGCAAAAAGAATGACCAGGAGAAATATTAAATGTAATCGTAGGCTTGCACGAAAATTTATAAAAAAGGCAAAAATTATTCTTTACATGAGAGACTGGAATGAATCGAATAAAATTCTCTCAAAATACGGTTGTAAATGGATTGGTAGCTGCTATGGTTCTGCTTGCCCTCTCGGATATACAGCAGAAGAAGAAGACTTTATTGAATTTGGATGTAATCCGGAGTTTATGACTGAGGGTGAGTGGCTTGTAGTTGATAATTAATTAATACAGGATATGAACAAAGACATAACATTTTGCAGCAACAAGAGCTGCAAGAGAGAGTGTAGGAGACATTACACTAAAGCTCCGAAATTAGATCAATTAAGTTGGGATTTCTTTGGGTCCGCTAATGGAGTTTGTGAGTATCAATTAAAATTATTCAGAAAAATATAGAAAAATGAAAACAAAAGCAGTTCAACGACACGCCGATAATGGCGAATGCAGCCACACAGAGATGATCAATATAGAGACAGGCGAGAGCCTTTGTTGTGGTAATTGTAATATGTTTGAAAATGAAGATGCAGGTGGTGACGGACTCTGTCTTCTTTATCTGGATTTCACTCATTGTGGAAGTTGGTGTGAGTACCACAATGATGAATCATCTAAAAAGTAAAGAGAGCAATGAAAGAACGTAGAATAGGGACAAGGTTTTGGGAAGGTGGATTTTTGCTTGAAGTTTCACAAGTTTCACAAGCTGCCTGTGACGGATGTTATTACGCAGATGGGAGAGACGGAGATTTATGGATAAATGAATGTGTAGAAGAACATAAATGTCATTTGATTAATCGCACCGACAAGAAATTGGTAATATTTTCAAAAATAAAATAAACTTATGAAAGCATTAACCGTAAAGCAGCCTTGGGCGCATTTAATTTGTTCGGGAATCAAAGATGTTGAGAACCGCACGTGGAAAACTAATTTCCGAGGAAGGGTATTAATCCATGCATCTGCTAAACCGGAACGAATAAACACCTTAGGAGAAACATTTTCAATAGAACAGTTAACCATGATTTCGCATCATGGTTTGTCTCATGGATTCAGATTTAGAGATTGTGATGAAAATTCGGCAATCATCGGAAGCGTTGAAATTGTCGATTGCGTTCAGGAATATGATTCTATTTGGGCTGAGAAAGGCGTTTGGAATTGGGTGCTTGCAAATCCGGTAGTATTCGACAAGCCCATTGAAAATGTGAAAGGAAAACTGAGTTTTTGGGAGTATCAATTAAAAATATAAAACAATTAGCTAATCGTATATGCCGGAAAGAAAAAAAAATAGTATATTTGCAGCAGTTTCAGACCAAGGAACGGATTATATCAAGTTTGCAACGGGCATTTTTATGTCTATTTGTCTGCTATTGTCTGCAAAGATACAAGGCTGTTCAAATCCCGTGTTCCTGTTGCACTTGTGTAATGGTTCCTTGGTCGGAAATCGGGAGGCGAACAGCCTTCTCTATTTTAAATACTTTAATTTTTCATGAACAAATGACCAAGGAAATGAAAAATTACAGCAGCACGAATAATAGTAATGCTAATGTAACGTCCAACAGTACGAAAACTGTATCTGTAGCAACTGTTCAGTTGCAATGTTCCAATCCATATTCTATTCCTACGTTCGAGGATTTCATCAATGAAGCAGCAAGACGATTCGAGATTGAATGCGATGCCAAGAATCGCGCATATTCATTCATCCTTTCACGCGGGTTGCTCAATGAATTTTCTAAGTTCTCCCAAATGGGCAGCTATTCAGATAATCCTCATACCGACTGTATCGCTCAACTTAAATTACTAATCCCTGATGAAAATTAACTTCAAGCAAATAAAAACGAAATAACATGAATGAATTAAAATTATTTAGTAATCCACGGTTCGGCAATGTCCGAGTGGTGGAAATTAACGGAAAGACACACTTTGTAGGTAGTGATGTAGCTAAATCGTTGGGTTATAAGAACCCAAGTGAGGCGATAAATGACCACTGTAGGGGTGTAGCGAAATGCTATATAGGGGTAGAGACAGGAATGAAGAAAGATGGAACTCCT